TAATCAATTTCTTCCCTTTGTACTTGTCAGTAGCGTAGAACTGGGACTGACAACCCAACCAAAACTTGTACCCATGGAAAAACTCTAATCCACCCTGCATATCGTCGAAAACAGCATAATCGACGTCACTCACAGCCTCATCTAGGCTAAACAGTCCACCAAAATAGGCGTGGTTGCCTAGAGACCTTGCCCAAAGTGTCTTGCCCAGGCGCGTATCACCATACATCACAAGAGACCTACGTCGCCCTAGATAAGTCAGCAAAGAACCTAAGCCCCGCAGGGTCTAGTATGGATATGGAACAGCGCCCCAAAGCCCCGAGGGGAGTGGGGGGTTAGGCCAAGGGCCGCCCCCAGACCGAGGTGAGGCGTGGGTGCAAGAGGTACTCACCAGGTTCAGTCCTGCCCAAGTTATCACATACCCACTGATCAAGTTCCGGAAATCCACTAGTGTCGAATCCAATGTTTGGCGGATTTCTGTAGGGCGATGGATCCACTCGATATCTCCACTCGGCATAGGTCCGTAAGTTTCCGAAAGAAACACAAAGCGCTCTTGGATCCATGCACGCCACACGGTCAAAAAACTCGTCTCGGCTTTCTGCAGCGATAATGTAAGCCCATTTATTGCCAGACGAAGAAACTCCGCTTCCGCCCGGCCTCTCCAGTCCGCCTCCGACGACATCTCCATCCTTAACCGCATAATCCCAACCCTCCTCAGGTGTGCCTTTGCTTGGAGAGACATTAGGGTGGTGGCCTCCCACATCGAAAACCCGGCAATTTCGACTCTGGAACTTCCGTCCAAAGTCAGTGAAAGCATGGAGATGCACTCCACCATCAGCGTGATCTTCTCGTCCCACGATACACTCCGCTCCAAGGCCTGCAAGGTGGCACACAACGTCGAAGGCGTCCAGATCTCCGCATTGGGAGTAGGTGAGTAGGGCATATCGAGCAGCGAAGCGGAATGATGACATAAGGAGGTGACACTTGAGCAAATTAATATTATAGCTCAAGTGACACCGGTGTACGGGGTCACCTCCCCATTATATAATGGGCCACCTCCCCCTCCCTTCTCGGTCTCGCCTTTAACGATGGACCGAACACCGAATTCCGAGACCCACACCCCAGCCCAGGCTCGTATTGATTTTACCCCCACTACACCCACAGTGACCCGAAATGGCATACCGACGACGGTCTTACTCGTCCAAGGCAAGGCGGCCAATAAGAAGTTCCGGGCGGAGCAGACGTTACGGGCGCGTTTCAAAGAGATCGACTCGACGCAGGACAACAAAGAGAACGTACCGCCCAAGGATGACGAAGCGCCGGATACTCAACACGACTAGTGTGAAGAAGAGAAATGGCATGTTGACCTTTTCGAATACGGCCGCCAATGGTTCTTCACAGACAATCAGTCAGAACACCGCATACGTTACTGGTAACGCCACTGGTCGGTTTTTGTTTGTCGCAACAGCACAGGATCTCATACCCGGCACGGGGGGACCACTTGGTTCCCCTGCCCAGGAAGCTCAAAGAACAGCCACAACCTGTTATATGAGAGGTTTAAGCGAACATGTTCGTATTCAGACTAATTCTGGTTTGCCTTGGTTCCACCGTCGCATATGTTTTACCACTAAGGGTGGCCTGCCATTCACTGTTGTTGCCGAGGATGATACCCCGGTTCAGGCGTACGCCCCGTATCTCGATACGATCAATGGGATGCAACGTATTTGGTTCAATATGACGGTCAACAATATGCAGAGTACGATCAACCGCATCGAGGGTGTGTTGTTCAAAGGCGCTAGTGGCGTTGATTGGAATGATCCTATCTTGGCTCCCTTGGATACGAGCCGTGTCTCAGTCAAGTTCGACCACACTTGGACCATTCGGAGCGGGAACGCCAATGGAAGTCTTGCCGAGCGCAAGCTGTGGCACCAAATGAACCACAACCTCCGGTATGGAGATGACGAGTCTGGAGTCAACGAAGCCACCAGCTACCTCAGTACGACCAGTAAGATCGGTATGGGTGACTATTACGTTATGGATTATATTGGACCGGGCATTGGAGGAACATCATCTGATTTGCTCAATGTGTATTCTAACTCTACTCTCTATTGGCATGAAAAATAGCGCTAGTCACCTCAACGAAAATACAGTTTCCTTCTAGCCACGCTACATCTGCATGTTTGTCGTAGCGCGGGTCGGAGTTACCCAACCAAATACTGGGCTTGCCCCACGTAATCAATTTCTTCCCTTTGTACTTGTCAGTAGCGTAGAACTGGGACTGACAACCCAACCAAAACTTGTACCCATGGAAAAACTCTAATCCACCCTGCATATCGTCGAAAACAGCATAATC